CTCGGCGATAGACCGATCCATCCCGCGCCTCGTGCAAGCGGTCTTTCTGGCGGTGCCGGCATCGGTGCAATTGCTGTTCTTCTTCCACGCGGTCTCGGGTCGCGGCTATGCGCTGCATCCGGTGCTGCTGCTCTGCGCCTTCACCATCCGCCATCTGGCGCTTCCTTTCCTCGGGGTGGAGGCGGCGAACGCGATAGCCGCCTCGATACGCGCAACCCTGAAGGCGCAACATATCCCGATCCTCGCCGTGGTCCTGCCGCCGGTGGTGGGGCTTTCCCTGCTCGCCGCCCTCCTGCGGCAGCGCACGGCTCCGGCGCTCTGGCTGGTGTCGGCGGGGGCTTTGATCGCCGTCGTCTCCTATGCCGGCGCGATCGGCGGCGTTGCCTCGTTGCTGCTGGATGTACGCGGAGGCGGACGCTACGTGGTGGTGCCGCAAAGCCTGTTCTGCCTCAGCGTTCTCGCCGTGGCCACGGCGGCAAAGGACGCGGTGACATACGTCGCCTGGGCGGTCATCATCTGGCTCGTTTGCGTGGGCGGGTGGATGTTTGTCACGCCATCCACCATTGAAAGCCATGGCCCGCTTTGGCGAAACGAAGTCGCGGCATGGAACATCGATCCGCACCATGTGCTGCATGTATGGCCGGAAAGTTGGACCGTGACCCTCGATCCGCAGCATGTCCGCCGATAACGCTGCAACGCCAGCTTGCTGTGCGGGCGGGCTTCGCACGGGCGCTCACCCTTGGGCCACGTCCATACGACGATAGCAGCGGAGCGTGGACAGCGGCTGAGGTGCGCGCTAGATGGCGCCGCCTGGCGTCTGGTGGCATTATCGGTACCGTTCGCCGCGACACGTGCCGATCAATCCGGCTTTCGTGAGTCGGATCAACGCGTTGGAGGGGTGGCCGAGTGGTTTAAGGCAGCGGTCTTGAAAACCGCCGTGGGTTCACGCCCACCGTGGGTTCGAATCCCACCTCCTCCGCCAATGCGCCGCCTAAGCTGTTGATTTTGCTGTTAAAAAACGCGGTCTGAGCATTCGGCCACCGGCTCGGCACACATTTTTGTAACGGCCAAAAATATGGTGCTGTTAACCCGACTTCTGCTCACTACGGCAGTCAGGCTGGGCCGGCCGAGTCGCCCCCAGGCTTAATCCGACGGCCAGATCTTCAAGCTCGCTCCGGTCCGGCTGCACAGGCCACCTGGCGCGGCAAAAAATCGACCTGTCAGCGCTCAAATGTAAGCTGGGTCAGTTGGGTCGATCGAAAACCAAGGGGACTTCAATCCCAAACGACGATCCAAATATGCAATATATGTAGGCACCAGGTGTTCAGTTTGAGGCATATCGGCGATGGTCACCCAGCGGGTCTGGTTGGAGATCCGGATAAGGCTTACCGGCTTGCCATCAAAGCCGGTGCTAATTCCCGTTTGGACGTCGTAGCCCTGTTTCATAGCCCAGACCATATATTGGCCGAGTGTAGGGTGACCTCCAAACGGGTTCGACATGCTATATTACGCGCAAAGAGCCATTTCGTAGTTGACGCTAGGTCTGTTGTTCAGTGCCAGCGAGCCGTTGGACCTGAACGAGGCGGCGTCCTGGTCGCGTGAGCCCCACTTATTAACGACCCAATCAGGTGCGGGTCCTATGCCTAGAAATAGCTCGCCGTGGCGCAGCATGCTCTCGTGCAGGTCCGCCGAGAGCGTCGCCAAAAAACGACGCTGCGCTGTCACCGGGTCGGGACCCTGCGCGCAAATATCATAATCGAGGCACTGGGCAATCCACGCCCCTCCATCGGGAAACACGACAGCTCGAACGCTGCTTTCGTTTTCAATCACGGCGAAACTCCCCGCTTATACGACGCAGCCAGCGCCGTAAGCGTAATAAACATGGTGTGGTGCCTCACGGTCAACGTAAAGCCGGCGGAGGCCGATCAGTTCATCGCGCATGCGACAAAGCTGCCGACATTCTCGGTATATGGGGAATTGCCGAAGAAAGTCTAATCGCAAACGAGCCGTGCAGCCAATCTGCGGCCAAAAAAGGCGCTCGATCCAGGGCCTGGGCTTGCAACCGCGCTTCTTCACCTTCGCTGATAGTATGTCCGAATTTGGGTCATCTGGGCAATTCAGACTTGAATGCGCGGCCACCGGGAAGTCGGTTGGACAGTGATCCGTGAACCAGCTTTCCGACCGCCGGAACACGACCTCAGCCACCTCCGCCCGCGTCATGGTGAGCGGTTCCCAGGCATAAGGCTTGTAGCGGTTGCGGCTCGGCATCCTGAGCTTACCGCGCATCCTCGGGTGTCAGGGGAGTGTCGATCGCCAAGCCTTTCCGACCAGCATAATCGATCAGGGCCACCTCAAAAACTGACGTGACTGATCTCCGCTCAGCGTCGGCAACCCGCTGCGCCAATGCTAGGACAGCCTCGTCGATCCGGGTGGTAAAGGGCTTCTTTGCCATGCACGTGCAATGCTCTTGCAATTGGGGTCTGCGCGTGCATCATAAGTGCGCTGCACATGCGGCACAAGCGGTCGAACGGGGTGCGTCAACACCCCGCCCGGCCTGACCCTAAACATGAGGTAAGTCATGCCCCGAGCTACCGCGCACCCTATCCTTGCCCGATCCGAGCCGCACCAAGCGGTTTCCCTCCCCTGTCTCGCAGACCAGCCCGCCACCGGCCGCGTGGCATGCCCAGCCGACGTCAGCGATCCTGCAGCCTACGGCCTGGTAGTGGCTGGCGATTTTATGACGCCGCACGTGCACCATGGCGACACCGCGATCCTGTCGCCGGCGGCGCCGATCGAGCCGGGCACCATTGTGGTGCTGTGGCCCGTCGGTGAAGGGCGTCCGGCAATCAAGCGCCTGGTGATGATGCCGATGTGCGCCATCGGCACGCCGGTGCACCCTGACAGCACGGTGGTGCCCTTGGTGATTGTAGAACAGACCAATCCACCGAAGCGCTACGCCATCCATGCAGATGCTCTGCGGGCCATGCATGCTCTGGCGGCTGTCCTGTCGTTACCGGCGGTGCCTCTCAAGCCGCGGGAGGCGTGGCATGAGCGATCAAACGTCCCGCCGCCACATCCTCGCGGCCCTATCCGGCGCCCCATTCGCAGGCTGCGCCCTTGTTTTCGCTATGCCGATCGAGGCGCCTGCCATGGTATCGATCGAGCCCGGCGCCGACGCCGAGTTGATCCGGCTCTGCGCCGACTATCACCGCCGGCACGCCGAATGGTGTGCGCCCTATGTTTCAGATGACGTCACCGATGCGACGGGCGAAGTCCGCCATGCTGCGCTGGCGCGGGTAGCAGACATCCCTCACAGGACGGTTGCTGGTCTGCACGCCAAGGCCACGGTCGCCTATTCGGCAATGATGTTCGACGCGCACACCTATATCAACCAGCCATGGCGCGAGGAGGCGACGCCAGAGCAAATGGTCACACTCGACGTGCTCCAAGCCTTCATCGGAGGGACAGGCGTATGAGCAACGTAGTCCTCCTACACTCCGCCTCGATCAGCTCCATGGTCGAGCATGCCGCCGCCATCAACCAACTCGGCAAACTGGCTGCGCAATCGTTTGACACCCTGATCTTGGCGGAGGGTCCGCCGCAGCCCGATTATGTGCTGCTCGATCTGTGCGCCAATGCGCTTTTCGCCATTAAACAATATGAAATCGGAATGAGTGAGCAACGCGACAGACGCTGTGTCACAGAAGCCGAAAAGGCGTTTTGCCGGGAAATTCAGGCCAGGTGCAACGATTGGCAACTGAAGGCGCGGCACGACATGCGCGAGGCCGGCAAACTGGCTGCCACCACGCCGGCCGGGCTATACGCCAAGGCTTTGCTTGTAAAGCACGCGAAGAGCAACGCCCCTGTGCTGGGGCTATCCCTCGCTGAAGACTTCTTGGCCATGGATGCGCTACGGTCCTCTTTGTGGCCGGCCGCGAGTGCATCCGCATGAAAGCCGCGCCCACCGCCGTACGTGCGCGGCAAAGGCTTGAACGCGTGATCGAGAGCGCCATCGGCCTGCTTGACGCACTCGATGGCGATCCCGATCTCGAGGAGGACAACGAAGACGCCTGCGCAGCGGAGGACATGGCGCCGGGAGGGCGCGACACCTGGTATCCCGGCGACCCTGACGACGGCGAGGCAGAAACCGATCTGGGCGCCTTGGAAGACGAAATCACGCCTGGCATGTATCGTGGTGACCACGGCCCCGGCTGTGCAGTTTTCGACGGCATTTAGGCACCAGCAGGCCTGGAGTGACGCCCAGGCCTTTTGCTATTCTGGAATATTGAGAAAGCCGCGATCGTTTAGCGTGACTTCGATACCCATCATTTCCAGCTTCGGGATCAGATGCGGGTATGTTCTCGGCACGATGCCATCATGATTGCATTTGATGCACGTGTCGCACACCATCATGCCCTTCCACGCCTTCACCGGGCGTCCATCGTATCGCCCGCGGCTGAAGTCAAATTCTCGGCTGCACACGCCGCAGATGGTTCCTAATTTGGTCATCCCGGCATAATGAGACTATCGGCCGATTCGGCACCATAAAGGCTTGATGCCCTTCAGCCGGCCACTGCTTTTTGCAGGATCAATCCTCGCGCGCAGCGGCACGCTGTCTGGCTCAGCCTACCTCTGCCGTGAGTGCTGGTTGCTGATTGCAGGCCGTCACATGCTCCCCGTATCCGCCTTGGAAATCGATGGTCCGCTCGATCTCAGTGAAAAAATACTTTCCATCGAGCCCGGCGCCCACGCCTTGCACGCGCAAAATGTCGCGTGCCGTCAATCCCGTCATGTAGGGCCACGACGCGGTGACCTTCACCTGGTGACGCACTAGATCGGAATAAATCGAATTCGCCAGTTTCTGCGCTTGGTCGCGATCGAGGTTCGGTCGGCGATAGACATACTGCGTTGCCTTCCCGCTCTTGATCGCGCTCGATGATACGCCAGGCGGCGCGGTCACTTCGAACCCGGTCCCTAGCCGGCTGTTCCACGTGCGCAGCCGCACAAGAACGTCTTTTGCCATATCGTTGTGCGCAAAACGGAGGTTTTCGCAATTGGCCGTGATCGGATTTTTCGTGCGGTCAACCCAAATGGCCCAAGGGCTTCCCGTGGCTGTGGTTGCCGGCTGGAAGTAAAGCGTCGTGCCTTTTACGAAAACGTCAAAACCTTCATATTGAGCAAGCGAGGTCAGCAAATCCCATTCGGTGGTGGCACGTGAAAAAGCGTCGTGGCTGGTTTTCGTGTTGTCGATCTTATAGAGGCGCTGCACAAGCTCTGTCGTGGGCGTGATCTGCGCCGCCGTGAAACCGTCCGCCCTGTGTTTTTCAAAAAGCGCCTGCGCGACCTGCGAAGCTGTTTGAGCCATATAAGTGTCGAAGGTCTTCGCTTCGATCAGCACGGCCGTCAGGTCACGTCCGCCGATGTCCAGGCACCCCGTCAAAGGATCCCAATCGCGCGTGTCAGCCTTTCCGACGATCAAGGTGTTGCCAGTGCCGCCCGCGATCTCATCATAGGCCACGATCTCCACCATTGCATCGGGCGGATTGCCGCCGGCCGGCAGCCACTTGTCGAGCGTCCACACGCTGTCCTGGTCGGGGATGACCGTCGCCGTCCATTCGTCGGCGCGGTAGTAGTTGTTCGATGTCACCGAAGCGGACACGGCGCCATTGATCTGTGTGCCATTGACACGGATACGAAGGCGCGGCTTGGAGAGGCCGCCAAGCGGCATGCCAGGCGGGTTGATGTCGGTCATGTTCCCATTTTCCTTTGATCTTCGCGCGCTGCGGCGCGCTGTTCTTGAAAGGTCATCGCGTTGTGCCGGCGCACCTCCGCCGCGAAGTGCTCGACCGTCTCGATCGCCACAACGGCCACAGCAGCGCGCTGGGCGGCGGTTTCCTCTCCGGTGCGCAAAGCCCGCGCCCGCGCCTTGAACGCCTGCCAGTCTCGCTCCCATCTATTTCGCGGCGCGAATTGCAGCGCGCACGCCTTGTCGTAAACCAGGCTCGCCATGTGGGCGGCGCGAGCAACCTGCAATTCAGTCGCCATCAGCTACCTCATGGTCGGAAAGGTTGCCGGCCGCGCCCGCCGGAACACGGGCCGCCGGCTCTCGGAGTTACTGACGGGACCGCCCGAGTAAGCCGGTGCGGTTTTCCGCTGGGCTCCAGCCGCACGCTGGATGCAATAACCGACCAATCATGCGGCCAGCGTCTCTTTGACCTGGACCTGTGCAGGCTGCTTGGCCACGCGCGCGTCATCGGCGGCGATGTCGGCCTGGATCCTCGCCATCTCCGCCTTCACGTCCTCGATGTCGTAATTCGGAGCGATGATCTGCACCGCGCGCTGGCGCGACACAACGCCAGCGGTGCGCAGCGTCGAAACTGCAACGGCTTCGGTCTGCTTGTCGGTATAGGTTGCCGGAAACCAAGGCCGCCATTGGAGGGAAATCGGCTTCGTCGCGTCGAAGGACAGCACTTTTCCGTTTACCGTGATCGAATAGAGCTTGCTGGCCTTCACAGCCATGTTCACCAGATCGAGCAAGGCGCCTTCGCCGTAGCTCACCCTCAAATCATCGGCCAGCCATATCAGGGGCTGGTGCAGCATCTCCATCGCCCGGCCGGACTGCGCCGCTGAAAGCTTGTCGGCATTGCTCCGGTTGCCCCGTAGAGCCTCCAGCGCCATTTCCCGCAGCGTCTTGACGTATTCGACCACGGCATGTGCCGCGGTGCCATTGATCTCCAGCAGCTTGGCGTCGCCATTCTCGGCGTCAAGGCTCAACGTGCGAGCTGCTCCACCCTTCACGCCATCTTCGGGCACGCTGCCCTTTATCACCAGCTTCGGGTCGCTGGCGTAGCGCAGGCCGCGGCCGGCCTGGGAGAGCTGGTAATCGATGTCCACCACGGTATCGATCGCCGGCGCGAAGGTACATGCCCCGTCGGGATCGGCGCCCCCCTGCAGGTTCTTGATCCAAGCGATCGGCACGAAGCCGAGGCGGTGCTGCACAGTGCGCGCAGTGTCGATTTGCGGCGCGACGCCCTTCCGATATTCGGCTATCGGCTGCGGAATGAACCAGGTTTCGGTTTCGGCCGTCCACTCCATGACGAACCAAAAGGCGTCGTTGGGTCCATCTCCCGGCAGCGCATAGCCCTTACCGGCCAGATTCTTTCGCGTGACCTTGTTTGCATATCGGACGGATTTGAGCGTGTCAGGGGCTTCCGGGTCATAGACCGGCGTCAGAAACAGCGTGTCCATCACGTCATAGAATGGCCGACCCTTCAGAATGCGAAAGCGCACGGCAACCGAACCGATTGATCCGCGCGTGGCGGCATCGATCATGATCGCATTGAGCTTCGTCGCTTTCACCAAATCGGCCAGAGCGCGCCGCGTGTCTTCATCATCGGAATGCAGCACCGGAAACCGGCCTTCGCCGAAGAGCAAGGAAACACTGTCCCGTACCACGACGGCGCAAAGATTGGAGCGCACCGACGGGCGGCGGTTTTGCAACGGGATGTATTCGCCTGCCTCGGTCTGCTCTTCATGGAATTCATTGGCGAGCAAGTCATAGATCGTGCCGTCCAGCACGCGGCGCATGGTGTCGAGCCAGAGCACTCGCGCCGGATAATCCCGGTCGATCGGCATCAGTTTTTGAAGGGCTGCGAACATGGGGATAATTCCTGTTTGACGCTGGGCGTCAGGTTGCCGATCCGGTGCCAACTTCGACGATGATGCTGCCGGATCCTGTCGCCAGGATCGCTGCCACCTGCGTAACGGTGACGCTGGAAGCGATCAGGCGCCGCTGCCCGGGCAGGATGGGATACCCCGCTCCAGCCAAGGCGGTGGGCGGCGCGGCACCGCCTCCCAGCGCGATCCAGGCCAGGCTGGTGGTCGGATTGCTGACCAATAGCGTGTCATTGCTCGCCGGCAGCGCGGCGCCCGCTGAAGTGGTCGACGCGGCGATCGTGACGATGCCACTTTGCCCGAAGGGCTGATTTGTTCCGCTTGCCATCTTATGCCACCACTACCGGGCGGGCCGCTTCGGCGTCTGCCTTCAGCAGGGTGACGAGGGCCGGCCGGTGCAGCCTAATTTCCTCGATCTCCTCCAGGGTCAGCCTTGCCATCTGTGCTGGTGGCAACACCAGGTGCTTTCCATCCGCGCTGAGCGCCAGATTGACGCCAGCCAGGCGCAGCGCCGCCAGCAGCACCGCCGGCGCATCGCGTTCCCGCTGCTCAGCCTGGAGGCGAGCCGTTTCCTCTCGCTCGGCCACCATCTGCGCTTCGCGCTGGTCGACTTTGGCGTAAAACGCCGCAAGCACCGAATTCGAAGCGATGGCGGCGCGGACCGCAGCAGCTTCTTCGGGTATGTGTCCTCCATGCCCAGCAGACGCGCGCCGCTCTTGCGCACCGAGGGCGTTCCAATGCTCGATATCGAGGGAGCCGATCGCGTTTAACACCGCCGTCGCCTCGTTCGCCGCGGCGATCACCGCCTCATCGCTCTGCTGCGAAGCTTCGTTGATCAGCCGTGTGCACTCAACCCAGGTCGTTTCGATAAAACCTCTAGGCACGCCAGCCCCACGCGGGTGGTTGCTGAAATTTGTCCCTTTGAGCATCTGCAAGGCGGTCTTTGCGGCTACGATAGCCTCATGCGAAGTCATGGTTATTTTCCTTTTTCCGGTTTTGCATTGATCGCCGCTTGAGCCTTGTCGATTGCCCGCTGGCTTGCCCCTCGCTGCCACGCGGCGCTGCGCTTTTCCGCATCAGCGGCAAGCTGCTTTTTCGCAAGCCTGAATTCGGCGGCTGTCATTTTTCGGGCGTCAGGGGACGTCGGAAGATCGGTCATGTCAGAAGGTCAGCCGGCTTGTGGCCGTGCCGCGCTGAATTGTCAGCGTGCCGCCCGCCATGCCCGCCACGACGCTCACTGAAGTGGCCGCGCCCGAGTTTGCCGACTGCAATACCAGCGGATTTGCGGCGGCTGCGGCGAGGGTCGCGGCATTGTTCGTGAGCAGCATCGGAACGCCGTTGGGAAGCACCTCGATCTCACCGCGCAGCAGCGCCTGGCCGGCGGTCGGCGGCGAGCCAAACGTGAGGTATGCCGGCGTCGATCCCGTGTAGGTCACCACCACGTCGAGATTGGAAGCGTCATAGGCAGGCATTGCATAGTTTTGGGTGAAGCTCTGCGGTGTTATCGCGACCGGCGAGCCGGATTGAACGAATGTCGTTACCTGGGTCATTGCGGGCTTTCCTGAGATTTCATGTGGAGCAGATGCCGCCGCCGGCATGAAGATTGAACCGGATGGAACGTGGCGGCATGAGCTGCTTCTCAACCATCAGTTCGGACATCGCCCACACGAGCGCATCGAGCCGATCAGGTGACGGGCCACCCTCCGCCGGGTCCCATCCGCAGAGCTGATCCTCCATCTCGTGGAAGATGCCGACATGATGCACCCGGCGCTGTTCATAAAGGCTGACAACAGGTTCTGCGCGCACCGCCTTGCCGCGCGACGCATGCACCATCTTGACCGGAACCGTGTGGTCGACAGCGCGGATGGTGGCGACAACCATCTCGCCCCCGTAATTTGTCTCGCAAACGATCCTGTCCGCGCGGAGGCTGCGATAGAGCTCAACCGCGCGCCTGGCCCAGCCATCT